ACCTACATTTACTTTATTTGTCATTATTATCTCTTAACTCTTTGGATTATCATCTTTAATTTTTTTAATTCGTGTTTTCCACGCATCTATATCTTTATAGATTTCATCTAACTGTTCACCTATATCTCCATAAGCAGTCTTTCTAGTTTGTCTTACTTTGAAGTTTGCTTCTTCTGTTTCTGCAGCTGTTTCGTAAGATGTTAACTGTGAGTCGGTTGGTTTGTCTAATCCATCTACGTTCCAAGACTTTATATAATCTCCAGAACCATCATTCTGTAAAATAATATTACCTTGTTCTGCATCCCAAGTCTTTGAGTTTGCTTCTAAATATAATTTAACTTTTGTATATAATTGTACTGCCATAAATTATCCTATTAACTGTCCTGACCAATAATTACTACTTGCACTTGAACCACTAAATGTATTGTTTGCAGTTCCACAAGTTTGATTACTACCACTACCGTGAAAAATAAATAATTCTATTTCATCACTAGCTGATAAATCAAATGCTATAGTAGAACTTAGTCCAAATGTAATATTTATTTCAGTTGATTGATGATGACCGTGCTTAACAATAGTGCCATCTTTTTTCCAAACTAAACCCATTCCAGCACCAGCTACCATAGTTCCAAAAGTTATATATGCTTGAAAAAGATACTTACCAGCAACTGGAGCAATAAATTTATCGTTACTTAAATCAAAATCACCATTAAGGTCATAAACCTCTGTAGAAAATGTTACTTTTGTTAAAGTGTCTGTAGAAATGGTTTGCTCACTTCCTTTGGTAACTTCAAACATAGGTTGCTTTGGCATAGTTATAATACCATTTGCATCTATATTTAATGCAGTAGTTCCATCAGTTAAAGATGAACCACTTGTTCCATTTTTAAATGTTAAAGATTGATAGCTTCTTAATAATAAATTGTTTGCACCAACCTCTCCAGATATACTTTGATATGTACCAGTAGCATTATTTTCACCGAACACTAAAGGTGTAGCACCTCTCAACTTTGCATAAGTACTTGTAATATGTGCTAAATCACTTCCAGCTACTTTAATATCAATTTGGTCATCTGTATCGGCAGTAATAGATGTATCTGCATCTGCATCTAATATTAACTCTGTGCCATTCATATCAAGAGTTGAGTTAGCTATAATACCACCACTAAACGTACCACCTGTCTTTGGCATAGCATCAGATAAGCTGAAGACATCATACACTACAATCATCACTTCATCAGAAGCTGTAGCACCACTAGTTAATGTAACTGTATTTGCCGTTGACGTATTATAATCTGCTGTATCTAACAGAACACCATTAAGATATACGTCTACAAGAGAACCATTATCTATCTGAAGTGTCTTACTATCAAGGTCACTGCCAGTAAATGCAGTTTGGCTACCACTCGCAGAATAGCGATACCTTTCTCTTATTCCAAATCCGTTTGCACTTTTACCTATGTATGGCATCTAATACTCCTACAATTTATCCATCTCAGCTTTTACTTGTGTCCAAGTAACACCAAACTTACTTGGGTCAGCATCTTCTATTGCATTTTCATGTTTATCTTTGCCAATGACTTTTCTAAAAGCATTATTAAACTTTTCTTCTGTGTCTATTAAAGCATCTGCTCTTACAACATAGTCTCCTATTCCTAAAGCAGTTAATGCTTGTCCTATTTTATCTAAATTCATCAACCTTTAATCTCCATTGCAGTTATGCCACAAGAATGTCCATAAGGATTTAATGTTCCTTTTTTTGAATTTCCAACTTTAGTTTGAATGTTAAATGTAATTTCTGAAGTTGTGCTTGGTGATATTACAGTTCCAGTAAATGAACCAAGTGAACCATAACGATAGCCTGGATTTGTAGGTATATTTATAACACCACTAGATAGAGGATAATTTGATTGGCTACCACCTATTGTAGTTATAATTCTATAATCAGTTTGAGCTTCATCACTTGTTGCACCATTACCTCTGTCTAACATATAGTGTATAATAATTTTACTAGATGTAGCTGAAGGTGTTATTTTAAGACAATCACTATCACTATACAAACTTGTCCAAGTATTATGAGTTTGAACATCGTGACCAGTAGTTTTATTTAAAGTAACAACTTGTATTATAGAACCAGTAGGCATATTAGCAGTTGCCATTGTCCCTAATTTTGTTGCAACTATCCCAGCACTTGCATTAACTTTTGCATTTGTTACAGCATCATCAGCAAGTTTTGCAGTTGTTATGGATGCATCAGCTATGTCTGCTGAATCAACTACATTCTGTGTTACTATTGATCCTACATATCCCATATTTTACTCCGATATTGTATCTACTGCTGACACAACAACATCCATAGAGTTTGTTGCATCTGACTTTGCTCTAAGCTTATCTCCAGATTGCAGAACTATCTTTGCACCACCATCTATGAGTTCTAGTGAACTGCCACTTGGAATTGGTGCATTTTTAATTAAATAAGCTGTAACATTGTTTGAGTTATCAGTTATTGCTACATCAGCTACAATCGTAGAGGCTGATGTGTTGGCTAATCTTAAGCCAACTATTGCATCATCTGAATTAGATGTTGCTCTTATATCTACCAAACTGGCATCTATATCTTTAGTAATTGTACGTTCAAAATCTTGTGCCATTATATTCTCCTATTCACAAGGCAATCGCCATGGCTGTGGCGAACCCTTTTGAAGCTTTTGCATTTGCTGCCGTTTGTACAAAAGCAGTTGTAGCCAATTGAGTTGTGTTTGTTCCATCACCTGCAGTTGGCCCAGCAGGTGTTCCTGTAAAAGTTGGTGAAGCTATTGGTGCTTTAGCTGATATTGTCCCAATGTTTGAAGCTACTGTATTTACATTTGAAATATCAGTTGCAACAGTAGCCATATTTGTAACGTTAGCTGATGTACCTAAGTGACCCATTGCAGTTACATTGGCACTTGTTCCTAAAAAACCCATATCTTCAACAACAGCACTTGTGCCTAAGTGACCCATTGCTGTTACATTGGCTGAAGTTCCAAGATGACCCATTGCAGTAACATTAGCTGAAGTCCCTAATATATCCATATCAGTAATAACTGCACTTACGCCTAGTAAAGCCATATCTGCTACTGCTGCACTAGTTCCTAGTAAGCCCATAGCAGTAACATTAGCTGATGTTCCTAAATGCCCCATCGCAGTTACATTTGCAGATGTTGCAAGTAGGTTCATATCAGTAACAATATCGGATGTCGCAAGGGTGTTTAAGTCGCTAATGATATCACTTGTTGCCAGGGTATTCATATCTGAAATTACGTCACTATCTGCAAGCAGTGCCATATCAGAAATGACATCTGAAACTGCAAGTAAAGCCATATCAGCTACACAAGCAGTTGTTCCAAGCAAAGCCATGTCAGCTACTGCATCAGCAGTTCCTAATCTTCCTATTTCTGTGGCTTTTCCAGCTACTGCACCAATGTCTGTTGCATCTGCAGCAACTGCTGTTACGTCAGATGATATTCCAGCTACAGTACTTACATTTGAACTTATTCCAGCTACTGTTGTAACGTTAGAAGAAATTCCTGCAACAGTGGTAATATTTGCACTAATTCCAGCAAGAGTTGTTATGTTGGCAGATTGTGCTGCTACAGTACCAGTATCAGCAACATCTCCCCCCACTACTGCTAGTCCAGTGGTTTCATGAAAAGCCAAGTATTTATTAAGACGAGATGCTTTAGTAGGTAATGTTATGCTTGCAGTAGCATCTGAATTAGGTAGGGTTAATGCTCTGTTATTCTCGGTTTCAATCTGCTGAATAATTGCATAAATCTTGTCTAGTTCGGTGTTAAGTGAAGCTATGTTAAAAGGACCAGAAGTAGCAAAGTCTGTAGTTCTAGAAGCCGTTATATCTCGATAGATAGTATATGTATGAGTGTTATCATAACTGTCGCCTAATGTAATTGATCCTCCAGAGTAACCATCATCAACAGCTGTACCTGTAACTGCAAAAGTACCTGTTCCAGTACCTCTTGTTATTGTTGTATCAACTCCAGCACTTGTCGTAACAATAGCTTTTACGTCATCCAAATTAAAGAATGGAAAGTCAATCGTAAGAGAAGTACTGTTAGCTGTTACAGCTTGTGTGTACTGAACTCGTGCATCGTTGTCTGCAATAGATATAGTAGCCATATATAACCTCTATCATTTAGCACCTCATTCGTTAATTCACATCACTCCCTCAACAGTGGTGGGGTTTATGTACCAAATATAAAATCGTAAATAGGATCAGCTGGAGTAAGATTACCTCCAGGAGTGGAAAATCTTGCACTCTTAAACGTTTCCTGACTCCCATTACCACTTAATACGTCTGCTGCCACACCACCGATATTTGTAAGATTACTTCCTGCAGGACCTGCTATAGCTCCAATCTTTTGACCTACTGGCATTTTCTTAGGAACATCATCTCCAAAAATAGCTCTCATTCCTATTTTAAAATCAGATATTTTTTCTAATGAATTATTAACATCTGTGAACCAACCAAGTGTTCCACTTCTGTCTATTGCATTGATTAAACCTTCCATGAAGGTATCTTCTTTTTCAATCCCATACTGTATTTTCTTTGCTTCATTTACAAAGTAAGCAAGACCAACCATTAAGAAAGCACCTTGCCAAAAAGCTTGGTCTTTTTCCTGAAGACCTGAAGTTAACACTCTTACTGTTGCTCCTTGTCCATAACCTTTAAATTGAGTAATAAGCGAACCAATTTCAGTTGATGTCCATAAAGCTCTGTCTCCAGCTCCTGGGGTTACAATAGTTCTGTCAACACTTTGATTAAGAGCTTTTCTAAATTTCATTGCCATAGTTCTGTCAGTCCATAACTCTGTATTAGGCATCCATTCGCCATCAACCTTTTGACCTTTGTTTCTAATATTCATCTGCATAATCGAATGATCTTGCTGATTAATACCATTAGCTAAAAATTTTTCTCTTTGTCTTTTACTTAACCGACCCCAAGGTCTCATAATGTCTTGTGTCATTCTCATCATAATAACATTACCTGCGAATGATTTAATTGTTTGGTTCCAGTAATTCAGACCATTAGCTAGAAAAAACATACCTGTTGTTTTATTAAGACCTCTTTCAAAACCCATTCTACTTCCAAATAAGTCACCTACATCAGAAAATGCTGAAGCTCTTAATCCTAATATTGCATCAGCTGCAATTCCTGCTTGTCTTAATTCTTTATCCGAAAGTTGCTTAATGATAGTAGAGCTTTGCTTAAAAAAATGTTTTAATCCCTTTTCGTTAAAGTTAGTAAAACCTTCTGTCATTACAACTCTTCCAATGTCAGGGATTGATGACAATGTAGCACTACCCATTCCAACAAGTATGTTAAAGCTTTTCATACCTCTTACAAATCGACTAGAGAGTTGATGTGGGTCTTTAGATGCTCCGTAAGTTCCTCTTATTCTATCTCTTAAGCCTTTAATATCACGAAGATCATTTTCCATTTTAGCTTTTAATTCTCTTCTGGTGTTTGCATCTGGAGCATCGTTCATCAGCTTTTTATATTCATCAACCACATCATCAAGAAGACCTCTCATATTTATGTCGCCAAAAGCTCTTGTGAGTTCTATGTCAGTTCCCATTGTTTTAGTGTGATGTCTTAAAATAACTTCAATATCGTTTTCAAGAAACTCTTCTATTAAGTCATCTTTAATTCCAAAAGTTCTGGCTTTTGAACTTCCAGCTTGGGTTATCCAATCTATTTGAGAAGCATCATCTAAGTCTAAATATGGTTTTCCATGAGTTACTTCGTCAAGAACACCTCTTGCAGCTGCACTAGCTTGAGTTGCACTCATTCCTTCGTTAGTCATAAAATGATTTTTAGCTATTCTTAAAAATCCTTCTTGGTTAGCTAAAACCTTATCTTGTCTGAATATTCTTGTAAGATACTCTCCACCAACATTTACTCCATGAGTTCTCATTCTTGTTAAGTTGGCTAAAGCAGTATTAAGCTGATCTTGAAGAGCTGTTTTCTTTGCAGGATCAGTTGCTTCTGATAATTGTTTTTTTAGTCCTGCAATTACTTTCTGAGCTTGTCTTTCAAACAATCTAACACTTACTGCTTCATCACGAATATCGTTAAAGTGTTTTCTTAATTCTCTTGCAGAAGCATTTACAAAAGGTGTTGCACCGTCATCAATAGGGTCTACATCTTTTCTTCTCATTGCTTGAGAAACTCTTACACGAAATTCTGATTGAGTTAAAAATGGACCTCTGTCACCTACCAAATCAGAAAGAGAAGTTTTAATCATTTGCAATGATCTGCCAATGTCACCTTCTTTAGCTACAATATTTCTATATGTTAGATATTCTTTGTCTATCTGTTTAATGCCTTTTAATAAGCCAGGAAGCCACCTTGCTCTAAAAGTTGTTTCTACCGATTGATCTGTTTCTTCAGGAATCCTACCTCTAACCTTTTTTTGTATCATTCCACCAATGTCTACAAGTTGAGGAGCAATCTTACGAGAAACCCAATTATCACTTTTAAGAAGTCTTATTGTTGGGTTCCAGCTTAGTTTTTCGAGACCAATACCAGTTTCTGCTAATGCATCTCCTTCCATTGTAGCTCTTGCTGTTTCTCTAGCTCTTGATGGATTTGCAGAAGCTCCTGCTGATCTGTATATTTGGTCAGAATCTGTTGAAGATAAAAGTAAAGATTTACTACCTGCAGAATAAGCCTTGCCACCTAAAGCAGCTGTAAGAGTTCCACCTATCAAAGAAGCTCCTGCAAGTGCTATAGCAGCATGACCAGCATCTCTTGAGTGAAGTTCTTGTACAGATAACAGTTCTTCTGGTGCAATAACTGCTGAAGTAAACAAAGCTCCTTTTGCAAATCTGTTCCAAACACTTCCTGATCTTAAAACACTAATAGGAGCTAATGGTGCAAAGGTTGTAGGACTAAATAGAGAAGCTGTCATAATAGGATAAAAACTTGATCCTGTCATAAGCATTTCCATATCTTCCATATCGTTTCTGTACCATTTAAGCTTTTGAAGAAGCTCTCCTTCACTTGCAACATTCATAAATCTATGTCTGTGATTTTCTGGTACTTGTTGAATGTATCTGCTTTTTAAAGCATCATATCCTTCTTCATCGTTCCAGTTTTGACTCGCAACAAGGTTTCTGTACAAAGGTTCAATAACGTTAAACTGTCTGAAAGCTCTTGCAAAGTTTCCTGAACCATCGTGGGAAAATGGAAATATTTCTTTATCAAGAATGGCATTTTCAGGTGTTATCTCATAAGAAACATCTTTGTCATAAGTAAACATCTCTTCCAATAATGTTTTTGGCTGAGGCTTTGGTGGAGGCAACTCTTCCGTTTGAGGAAAAGGCATTGACTGAAAATAGTCTCCTTTTTCTGTCATTAGTAATCAATCCCAAAAGGAATTATGACTTTATGTAAAAAATCCTGCCAAGCATCTTCATGACCTTTAATTTGATCTGGTGTAATAGGTTCAAATCCATAACCCATTAAAGTAGAGCCAGCTTTGTTATAAAGGTGCAAAATATTTATAAGTGTTCTTTCTGTTTCTGTAGCTCCAATATCCTGATATTTTCTAATAAGCCTTGCTTGAATAACATCGTCCATTCCAGGGATCATTGTCCAAATCTTTTGCATGTAAGCAAGTTGAGTTGGATCAATATCTCCTGATTTAATCTTCTTTATTTGATCTATTCCTCGTTTGTATGATTGTTCATCGTGAGAATTTTTGTATTGATAAGAATAACTATTGGCAACTAAAATTCTGTTACCATCTCCCATATCCATAAAGACACTATAATCAACCTCATCTCCATATGCAGGATTTGCAACATATGTAAAATCTTTTTGACCAAATACTTCTAGTTGTTCTTCGCTTAGCATAACTCCGTTTACTTCATTTAATCTATTAAACATTTGGAAAAAGTTGTGATCTACATCTGTCTTTTTAAGAACAAGACCTGGGGCAACCTTATCAACTTTAGCTTGAAAGTTTTGAAGATAAGGGAACATTTCAAGCGTTACTGTACCATCTGCTTGTTCAACAAATCCTATATTAGATCCTTTTTCTCCTAACGTAGATATAAAAGCAGCTCTGTGACCATTAGCATCATTAATAGCATTTCCATGGACTATCTTGGCTTCTACACTTTTAACAAGCCAATCAAACAGTCGTGGGTTACTATCAAAAATAGCTTGGCTTAAAGAAACACCTCCTGCCTGATCTCTAAAAGTATCAACCATAGCTCTTTGTTGCTGTGAAAGCTGATCGTTTAAAGCAGAGTCTTTCCAAAGTCTTAAACCTCCTAATGTCCAAGAAATCCATCCTTGTTCTTTAACTTCTGAAAAAATAGTCTTCCAATATACATCTGGGTCCATTCCTTGAGGAACTATTGCATTTTGCTTTCTGTTAGCATCATCTTTTCTTGCTACTGAAAAAGCTTCTCTTGCAACATCAAAAGGAACTACTCTTGCATATTCCATTATAGCTGTATTTACACCATTGGCTTCCATATGTTGCAAACCTTGATGATATCGAACTGAATCATTATAAGGAGAATCTGACTTTTGTTTCTGCTTGTTCATTATGTTACTGTAAATACTTAACAGTGTCCTGTAGTCTTCTTCATTGTCAATATTTTGAAAGCTAGTTAAAGCTCTTATTTGATCGTGAATTGTATTGTATTCCACACTAAATTTAATCACTGCATCTATACTTGCTTGTCTGACTTTTGGATCAGGGCTAAATATATTTATAGCAACTTGAGTTCCATTCATATTGATGTCAGTTGGATACATTCCTATTTGCTTTAAATCAGCTAGTTGATTTGAATGACCCATCCTTGCATTATAAAGAACATCTTGTCTTTTAATCAGTTTGTCCTGATGTTCGTTGTATGCCTTGGTATATTTATCAACCAACTTTGAGTAATCTGACTCACTCATGTGAGCGTTTGACTCAAAGCCAACAAGACCTTTTTCTCTTAAGGGAACAAGTCTTTCTCTAAAAAATGACGGAGTGTAATGAAACTTGCCATCACTCATTGCAGCTTGAATGTTTGTCATTTCTTGAACAGTTTTGCCTTTAAATCTTTTGTCCCAAAGCTCTCTTTCGGCTTGATTAAATTCAGCGTGTAAATCACCGTAATTCCAATTACCTTCTCTCCCAGCTTCAAGCCCTTTCATAAGTTCATCAAGATTCTGTTTTATTTTTAATCCGTATTCATCTTGACCTGTAAGATTGTATTTGAAGTTTCCTATTAGCCTTTTAGTTTCTTCTCTTAAAATATTAGCATCTTTTGTATCTGCTTTTTTGTTGGTTGTTCCAGTAGGATCACCAAATGCATTTATAAGTCTTTGTTGAAACTCGTCATCAAGAACATTGCCATCTTCAGTTTTGATATTAGTTATATCGTTAATTGTTTTAATTGTATTTGGACCATTTGATCCCATAGTAACATCAAGTAAAGCTGTCCAGAATGTAGATTGTTGATCTTTTCTGTAAGCCGTCTGTGTAGCATTATCCATGTTAATAAGGTCTTGAAGTGATGTCTCCATGACTACTTGAAGCTTTTCAGGATTTCCGTAAATTTGAAAAGCTTCATCGCCTTTTAAATTACTAACAAATTTATAAAGCTCCTCAAAACTTTTAGGAATATCTTTATTACTATCGTTAAAGTATTTCTTAATCCATGCAGCAGAACCTCTTTCTTGAAGAGTTTGCTTTGCACCATTTATAATTCCTTTAACCTCAGATTCAGAAACATCAGCAAAGGTAAAAAGCTCTTTTACATCATCAAATTCTTTCCAAATCTCTGTTAGCCTAGAAACATAACCTTCTTCAGTTAAAGACTTTCCAAGTGCAACTTGGTTTTCAACTAAAGAAGAAGCTTTATTTACTAATGTTGTTACCAAAGTGCCAGCTTCAAATTTAGCATTTTCTTTTTGTATTTTAATTTGGTTCATTCTTGCTTGGTTAATACTCTGCAAGAATGATGACTCTATATGAGGAGCTATTTTTGTAAAAACTTCTTCTGGAAGTTCTTGTTGTTGCTTAAGCATAAATGCTTCACTTCCTTTTATAATCCCATCAGGATTGGAAATGTTTTCAGAAAAAAGTTCTCCTGCAAATTTGTTGGCATCATTTTTTAATGCAGTAGAATAAGCTGTTATGGCTGTTTTTTTAAAAGCTTGTTCAACTCTGTTTCTGTCTTCAGTAAACTCTAGCCCAGAATCCCAATTAAGATTGTTTAATGGTGCAAGATTTCCATTTTCGTCTCTTGTTACAGCTGATATACCAGCTGATTCAGCTTCGATCATTGCATTTGAAAATTGAGTTTCTCTTCTAGCTTGTGAAACTTGATTAAAGGCTTTACCTATATTTGTAAAAGCATTTGCCATATCTCTAATTCCAGTTGCTTTAACTGTGCCTATTGGAGATACTCCAAATTTATTTTGTCTTGTTGGTTGATAAGCCATTTAATACCTTATTGATTTATTTTTATCTCTTTGTTTAGTTCGCTCTTTGTAGCTTTGGTATTCACCACCAGCACTTGCAACCCCACTAATAAGAGCTGCTTTACCAGATAACCTTGATTGACTTGCTCCTATTTTATACTGTCTTGATTTGTTCATTCCCATTAGTTTTATTGAACTTAAATCTGAAGCAAGATACTTTTTTTCATTTTCTTGTAATGCTTTTGAAGATCCACCTTGACCAACAGAAATGCCACGACTTCCTTCGCTTACATTTAAGGCTGACATCATTTGAAGAAACTGATTTCTTCTAGCACCAGATTGCTGTTCAGCTTCAAGCTCTGCCATATTAGCTTGTTCTTCATTTGCTTGTGCTTCCATCTCATAAGCATCTCTTTGCATCTTTGCACTAACTAATGTCGATGCTACTGAAATGAACATTGCTGCCTGACCCATTAAACTTCTACCTCCAGTAAAATTCCGTTTAGACCCAGTGGAAGAGGCTCTTCAGAACTGATTGTTACCTTTCCGTCTTTGGTCCACCCTAGAAAGTATATTTCTTTCCTTGTTGTCAATGCACTTGGCTCTAAGGAAAAATCATCTGTAACCGATCTTATCAAAACATTTGTTCCCTTGGCT